AGTGTAACCACCCGAGCTGTTTTTGGTTTCCTCAACCAATCCGATGATACGGAAAGGAAGAGTGTTAGTGGTTGCAGACGTATCTGAAATCGCACAACGGGAGTTACCCGAAGTAGAATCACCAGTATTGTCTACACCCGCGACGTTGGCACCAATGTCGGTCTGTGCAAGATCACCAATGGTTGTACCAGAAGATACAACAGCGGCTTTGAACAGAATGTCAGTACCATCTGCAACGAATGCTTCGATGTCAGATGCGACAGTGCTTGCAGGATACGACTGACGCCATACCTTGTAGCCAAGGTTTGGATCAGTGTACGTGCAACCAAGGAAAACACCGACAGGTGTCATGGCAGCATCAAACGTATCGCGTTCGACAGTGCCTCCGGTAACTAGTTTTACAGCGTCCCCATAGAAGATGGAAGTAGCGTAGCCACTCGCAATTTTGAAGTGACGAGTTACGCCCACGAAAGGAGAGCCGCTCAACAGTTTTACCGGAACTAGGCCGTAAGGCCCGCTTACAGTAGGATAAGCCATTTTAAGCTCCTATTAAGTTCCGTTACCAAATGTAACCTTCGTTTTTCTGTCGTTAAACAGAGGCATACGAGGGTCGTTTTCTCTCATGAGGTTGTTGTCAACGGAGTGCATCTGCGAGCGGGTTTGCTGTTGATAGTAGTCATTACGCTCGGTGACAAGTTCCGCTGGAGCCTTACAAAGCAACAAACCACCAATTACGACGTTATCTTTGAACTTATCGTTCTCGATAGTAACCAACGTAATTTCAGGGTGATCCGTAGCCTTTACGGGTTCCCAACCTTCACGAAGTTTTGAGGAAACGTTCGTGGCGTCAACATTACCTAGTGAACTAACGCGAATCCAACGAAATTCATAACCCGGCTCGGGATTTGGTGCTGGAAGCACTTCGGGACGCTGCCAAGCCTTCTTACGGGTCGTTTTTTCACGGGACTCAAGTTCTCGGTTTATACGATTCTCAGCCATTTTCTTTCCTCATATCTAATGCAACCTGTTTGGCGTACTGTTCTGGAGTTAGACCTAGACGTTTTGCGAGGGTCAGTTGTGTCTGCGTTAACCTAATCTTCTTAGGTGCTGTGCTCCGCGTAGCGGGTGCAACCACATTTGACTTTCTCTTTGGCTTCGGTTCTACCTCCGCGTCATCCTCGAAATTTTCGGGGAATAACTGTCGCATACGAGCGTCAATTCGCTCGTAGTATTCATCACTCGAAGGGGCTACCCCCTCCTCGTTGACAAGTTTATTATGCAGCCCCAGTGCATAACTTGTCATCTCTATGTCCTGATTGAACCAAGGGTTAGCTTCTTGCCAAGCCTGTGCCTTTGCATCAACCTGAACTGGCTCTGGAGCGGGTTCTGATGCCACCTTAACAGGAGTTTCTTCTTCCTGTAAAGCTGGTAACTTGAAATTATTTAGCCTATCAGCCTTAATCTTGGCATTGGTTAGACTTTCTTGCGCTTCGAGGACTTTATCTGAGTCTCCAGCCTCATACGCGTCTTTGTATGCCTTTTTAGCCCCTTCTAGCTCTGATGCCGCGCTTTTCTTAGCTTGTTCAAGCAGAGCCGTCTGGTTCTTATTTACGTTGGCCTTGAGTTTTTTATTCTCTTCAACAAGCTGCTGAGAGAGCCTTTCAAGCTCTTCACGCTCGCGCTGAGCCTGTTCTTTAGCCCTACGCTCATCGTGGTAACCTTTGCTGAAATGCTGGATACGCTTACGAACCTTCTCGGAGTAATCCTCCAGTTCTTCGTCCGTAACGTCTTCAGGGGGATCAGACGGCTTACGGTTGCGATCAGCCTTGGGCGTATCGTCAACCACTTCAATCTCATACTCGTCGTCGTCAGAATCCACTTCGCTTTCAACGACATCCTTAGATTGCTGAGCTTTTGCTTTAGCCTTCTTCCCACCAATATCTACCTCTTCTGCACTCGACGGTTCGATCTCGATGTCGACTGCTTTCTCGTCTTTAGTTTCGTCAGGAAACTCAAATTCTACTTTTTGAAACGGCATGTTTTGCCTCCTATACTGCCATGATGCCACGGGGATCAGGGATAACGGCCTCCACGGAGTCATCGTTCATCAGACGAAACTCCTTACCATTTACCTTGAAGCGGGTTCCCGTATTCATACGGAACATTACGTAGTCGCCTTCTTTACACCACGGACCTTCGGGGAAGCGTTCTTTGTCAGTATACGCGTCCGCGCCCATGTCCAAAACGACGCCCATGATTGACGTGATGTACTCACGGTGCATGGCTTCAGTGGTTTTGAGTAGCGTACTACCTTGGTAATATTCTTCTACATCAGGCAGAGCAATTAGGAGGCGGTAGCCAACGGGCTTGGGTAGCTGTGCTTCCCACTCCTCTGGCGTCAAATCCTTACGAGCAGCTTCAAAGCGCTCTTGTTGTGCCTCAATTTTCTCTTGCAGTGCATCAGGCAGTTCTAGTGCTTGAGTTTTAGTCATCATCGTCATCCATAAAATTACGCGAGAGGTCTTCTACGAATTGTTTGCTGACCTCAAGACCCCGAAGAAGACCAACAACTTCCCTATAATTAGCGTAGTCTTTAGCAGACCCACTATTTAGGAAAACTTGTGCAGACGAGATTTGCTCGTCGATACGTTCATTGAGCACGTCAAAGACGGTTTTTGCCATTATTTACCCCTGTTACGGTTATCCATCATTCTGGCAATCTCTAAATCTAGCTTGTTGTTGTCCTTGCGACGGTCTGCCGCCACACGAACACCCTCTTTCTGGGCGTCAAGCTGAAGTTCTTGCCTATCAAGTTTGAGCTTTTCGGCATCCAATACAGCGTCAATCTGGTCCTTCTGGGCCTTGCGTTGCAGTTCAGCTTGCTTGATTTGTGTCTCTTGCTGGTCTTTAGCTGCTTTACGCTGCACTTCTTGTGCCTTGATCTGTAGCTCTGCTTGTTTCTGTTGGAACACAGGGTCTTGCTGCTGTTGCTGAGCCTGCTTCTGCGCTGCTTCTTGCTGATGACTTTGCATAAGCTGTGCGCCTGCCTCTGCAACGAGACGTGACAAATCCACTTCGATTTGCTCTGGTAGCTCCTCGCCGGGCGGTGGGAGCGGTGCTCCTAGCTTCTCCTCGATCTGCTGACGATACTGGAAGCCAAGGTGTTCTGCGATATGGGCCTGTAGAGACGCCATAATCTGCTGGGCTTGCGGGTTCTGACCAATCATCTGAGCAATCTGCGGGTCCTGCATGAAGGACGTATGCGCTGCAATGTGCGCCTGATGATCTTGGTAGATAAATGCCCGCATAGGCTTGCCAACCAGTGCGTCCATGTTCTCGCTGACTGGATCGGCAGGTTTTGCGTCGTCCCGTGTGGGAACGAGTTTGTCGGCGTTCTTCACGCCCAATACTTCAATCATCTGCCTGTGTAGCTGTGGCAGGTCATAAATTTGTGGTGCTGACTGCGCCATCTGAAGCACAGCTTGGTACTGCACAACCCGTTGTGCCATCGTCGAGGAGTTCGGGTCGCTGACCGGAATAACGTCCACCATCGCATAGTCAAGCTGACGTGCGCTGATCTCACCACGATGTGGCTCGTAGCCATAATCCTCGGGTGCATACTCCGCCATGATCTCCTTGAGCATCTTAAACTCTTGTTTCATGGCGTAATGGACGCGGGCTTGTACCGCAGCCATAGGCTTCAACGTCCGCTCAAGCAAAGCAAGCGTTGTGCCAACAGGCGCATTCGCAGACATGTCTGAGATGTTCATGTCTGAAATAGCGCCTAGCCTACGTCCTTCGTTCGTAATTTGATTCAGTAAGGCAAGAAGGGTTTGGCTAGGTTCTTTGTAGGGAAGCGGCATGATGTTGTCGCGGATAGACCCGCTAGGCACATCAACATCCTTCCACTCGCCGGGTTCAATCGGCGTATCATCGCCCTTGATACGGAGTCCACGGGACTTCAGCCCTCCCGGGAGGTTGGAGAGCGTACCAGCATCAACAAGCTGACGTATCAAGGACGTGCCTGCCCTCGCATATCCACCAATGATATGGATGAGGCCAAGCCCGTAGAAACCAAATCCCGGCACGTACACATAATGCACAAAGTGCTGACGCTTCAGATGTAGGTCGTCTTCTTCGCTCCAGTTACGGCGAATAGCCAACACCTCGCCACTACCGCGTTCGATAGTGACAACGTACGGTTTTGCAATCTCTTCGTCTGAATCGTCGATACCTTCGATAACAAAATCAGCGTGTATTTCGTACAACGCATAGCGGTTGTCATCGGTGAGTGAGAACCCACCCTCTTCCGCTTTACGTTCTTCAATATCTGAGTGGTATGGTTGTGGTTCGCCTAGCTCGACGTCACGGTAAAACCCCGCTGCCTGTAGCTTGCGCAACTCATTCTTGGTCTTGCGCATGACGTGTGTCACACGCTCTGCGGTCTCAATGTGGCTCGCACCGTAAGGCACAATCACATCTTCCGCTGGAATATAGATAGCTACCTGACGACCCACGTTTGGATCGTAGTAGACCTTCTTAAATGCGCTACCAGCCAACCCAAGGCTGTACAGGAGCCGCTCGTGTTCGGAGCGGTACTCGACCATACGCTCGGTCAACTCGTAGTTCATGTCCGTTTTAACGCGCTCTGCGGCTTCCATCTTCTCCTTTGTTTCTTGCCCAAGGATTTTGACCTTTACAGGCCCCGCAGCAGGGAACGTTTCAGACATTGTTTCTGCTTGGAAGCGGATAGCAGCTTCCGCGAGCACGGTGGAATAGACCCCACAGGACCCTTCCCACGGCTCCGTACGTTCTTCATACTTGAAGCCCAGCACGTCCAAGCCCTTGACGAACGTATCAGCCCATTCTTTACGTCCGTCAATATCGGCTTCGATGAGACCAACAAGGTCTCCCGATAATTCTTGTAGGTGGCTATCGTCCAGAACCTCGGCAAGGTTCATGTCAAATTCGACAAAGTCACTAATCTCCACGTCAGGGATTATGGTGATCTCCATAGACCCATCAGACAGCGTGACCGCTTCGGGATCGACAATCTCGATCTCTAGCTCTTCGCCGTTCTCCTCCTCAGAGACGCCTTCGGGGGCGGAGTAGATTCCTTTTTCTATAGCCATAACTTAACCTCTCAGTAATACCCGCCGCGTCTTTGCTTAAAGTATCTTTGTTCTTCAGGCTCGTCCGTTGGCAACCTGATGAAGCCCCCTTGCCTGAATCTCATAAGAGCCATCACCGTTGAGTCCACAAGGTCATCATGACTCATAAAAGGGAATCCGGCAATCTCTTCTATCACTTCTTCTGCCCATCTGGTAGGCGGCACCCAAACTAGCTCTGATGCAACAATATCCGATACAGAGTTCAGACGTGCCATCTTGTCACCAGACCCTCGGTGAGGGGTATACTCAGAGACAGGTAGCCCCATACGGCGCATCTCTTGGTAGAGCGCAGTCCCTGCGGACTTCTTCTCCACGATAAACGCATCGGGGTCCCATTCAGAATATTCATCCATCGCAAGCTCTTTGAGTTCTGGGAACTCCATACGCTTTTTGATGCTATTTAGCAAAATAATATTGTACGCGCTTGTCTCTTCGTTGAGAAACACCCCCCACGTAGTCAGTGCAGTATAGTCTGCACGGTTGTGGGTTTCTGCTGCCGCGTCCAGCGACATGATGATGTACTCACAGGGAGGCGGGTTGTCCTGCTCCCAGATGTTCCACCACTCACGCTTAATAATCGACGCCTCTTCAGCGGTCGGCTGTTGCTGGTACTGCGCATTCCACTGGAAGGCTGGCATAGACGCTTTGGTACGCAGTAACGCGTCCAAATCGAAGAACTCAGGCCACAGTGGTTTCTCTACGTACTGATTCGTTTTCTTGTTCTTGACCTCTAGGATCGCGGGGAACTCCACCACCTCGTACTGGTCAGCACGGGCGTTCTTAGACATATCGTTCGTCACACGCCCCGTCAGATCGTCCATGTGCCAACGCGTCTGAATGATCGCTACCCGTCCCCCGGGCATAAGTCGAGTTCTTGCGCCGAAGGTGAACCATTCGTAGGCTTTCTCGAACACTTCAAAGTTTCCGTTAATAACGTCTTGCTCAGAGTGAGGATCGTCAACAAGAAGTAAATCAGCGCCACGACCAGCCAAGGCCGAGCCAATACCGCACGCATAGTATTCACCTCCAACGTTGGTGTTCCATCTACCTGCTGATTTGCTATCCTGTGCCAGTGAAGTGGTAGGAAATACCGAACGGTACGCGTCGGTGGCAATTAGGTTACGTACTTTACGACCAAAATCGACAGCAAGGTCAGTGGTGTGAGACACCATCATGACTTTCTTTGTAGGGTTCCGCCCCAGAAACCACGCCGGGAACATAATAGATACGAGTTGTGATTTTCCGTGGCGGGGCGGAATATTGACGCAGATACGGTCCTTCTTACCCTCTGCGATGTCCATTAACATGTCAGCAAGCATACGATGATGCTTACCCACGATGTAATCTGGCTGCATCCGCTTACAAAATTCAATTAAATCGTCGTAAGCGGCTTGATTTTCTTTGCGGGCCGTAAGTTCTCCCGCCATTTTGTCAATTTCAGCGATTTCATCTGGCGAAAACGCGTCTAAATTGTCCAGAAGTTTCTGGATGTCGGCCTCAGAGAAGTCTAACGCCATATCATTCATCGGTTTCGTCCTCGATACCGAGTTCTGCATCGACATCTACCTCCGTATACACCGCTTCTTCGATGTTTTCCTCGGGATTTACGAGTTTTGCCAGCTTAGAACGCAGGCTTTCACGCAATTCGTCCGTGGTTCGGTGGGTAATTGTGACTTCTGTCTTCTCTGTAAACAAACCAACGTCCGATATTTTACCCAAAAGCTCT